TGGGATGACGCGAAGAAGATCGCCGCCGTCCGCAAGGAGAACTTGTCGCTGCACGTTCTGCGCCCGGCGCTCGAGGCGTACGTCGCGGAACATCGCGACGAGCTGCCCAAAGACTGATTACTAGCGAGTAAGGAGATAGCAATGCACTCGATCTGCCTGCACTGCGGCGAATCGATCCGCCTGTACGACGACAACCCGAAAATTGAGCCTTGGTGGATTCACATCAACTCGTCGGCGGCAGCGTGCAAACCAAAGAACGCGACCCCAATGCTCATGCCTGTACCTATGGATGCTGGTGAGCGATGAGCAAGTACATGATCGGAACCGTCATCGCCAACACGGATGACGAGGAGTTCAACCCCTACGTCCTGACGATGGAGGGGTGGCGCGAGATCGGCAGCGATGCCACCTACATGACCGATGAGCACGACGCCACGATGTGGCTGGGCGCTCCTGGGTGGAAGGTCATCTATCGAGGCGAACAAGCAGGTATGAGTGCAGAGACGGGAGTCGAAGTGAATGACCCAATGACGCTGATCAGTCAAGCCGTCAAGAAGGGCAGCGATGAGATCGTCGCGGCGCAGGAGAAGTATCTCCGGGAGGTCTGCGAGGCGCTTCGCATGACGCCCGAGGAACTTGCGAAGGACTACGTCTTCGAGACCGGCCCGGTACAAACGATGTGGACCGATGGCTTCGGCTTAGATCCCCTTGAGGTCCGTCTCCGGCAGGAGTACCGCCTCCGCCCGAAGACGAGCGAGGAGCTTGAGGCGGAACAAGCACGTGGGAGTAGTCGTGAAGACTGACGAGCGCCTCGTACGCGCCGCCGAGATGGCTGGCGTCGAACTTCTGCCGTGGCAAGCCGAGATCGGAACCCGGCTACTGGCCGGCGAACAGATCATCTGGCAGTCGGGTCGCCGTGGTGGCCGCTGGACCCTGCGGAAGCTGCTGGCCGATGTGCAAGCACGCGAGAGTGCCGGTGAAACCGATGGCTGACACGATTATGGGCGAACCGCAGATCGACCTTGCAACCGAGCTCAGGTCGCGCGCTGAGGGGCAACTCAAGAAGAAGAACACCTCACTCGCCGACACATTCAACCGTGCCGCAGACGCAATCGACGGCACCCTCGTTCGAGAGACCTACGACGAGAACCTGTACGGCGCTGAGGGTCGAATCCTCGATGAAGTGGTCGCTACCGGGGCCAGAGTCCATGTGGAGCGGCTTAGCAAGCGCAACTGGATGTGCATCATCGATGTGTCCGGCGAAACCATCCACCTTCAGATGCGCGACGTGAACGTCTACGAGCGGATAACCCCTGAAGAGTGGGCCGAGATCCACGCGGCTGACGCACGCCGCCGCGCACTATCCCCTGATTCAGAGAGGCTCACCCATGACTGAGATCGAGCCGCACAAGCACTCCTGGTGCGTCTGTTTTGGAGCGTGCACGTGCAACCAGGCGTTCTGCAACAGGTGTTCGGCAAGCCGGGATCTCACCGACGACGAGCTTGCAGAGAAGGCGGCAGCACTCGCCGCTACGACAAGCACCTGAGCATAGAAGGACGAGACGATGAGCTATGACGTAGACCTGATGGTCGCGACCGGCGCGAGGTCGGATGGGTCGGCCAACTCGGTCAGCGTGTTCTCGCGCAATCACACCTCGAACACTGCCCGAATGTGGCGAGCGGCCGGCTGTGACATTGCAGAGTTCCACGGTAAAGGAGCGATTGAGTTCGGCGCTGCGCTTGAGAAGGCGATTGGCGAGATCTCGACCCACCCGAAGCAGTACCGAGAGATGGAGCCCGACAACCGGTGGGGCACCGTCGAATCAACCCTTGAATTTCTGAACGATCTGCTCGAAGCCTGCGACCGACACAATTTGGCCACTGTCGCAGTGGACCGCTGAGCAACTACGCACCCGTAAACGCTTTGAAAGTATCGCCTAGGTGTGACTTTCAAAGCATCGAAACGTGCTGACCTAAGGAGTGGATGTGCCCAACTACGAAGAAGACGATGATCAGACCATCGCGAACCGTCTCAGTTGGTACTCCGGCTGGTGCACCGACCAGAACACGCCCGAGCATGATCAACTCGGTGCACTGCTACTCGAGGCCAAACATCGGCTGCTGACACTCTCACGGGCGGTCTAAGCATCAAATAGTGCACAACCAGAAGGATAGCGACATGGCAGTAATCAACGTCGGGCCGAAGCTCAGGCACTCGCGGATGCACTGACCAAGGCGCTCAACTAGCCACACCCTGCTTCAACCATGGACCGTCACCCCTCGGGGTCGGCGGTCCTTTTCCGTGCACGAAAGGAAGACATGCCAAACGCAGCGAACCTCGACTGGGACAACACCGAAGGGAACGTCGGCTACCTGACGGCCGAAGAGTTCGACAGGCTTCGGCGGGCAGTTCACAACGCATCGACGCACATGGCCTGGTGGAGAGTCGCCGGCTATGTGCGGATGGGGTCCGACCCAGACGAGGAACGCGGTCGCGGATCTCGGGGGACGATGCCGTTGGGACTCCCGCCGACGTGGCTTGCGGCTGAGGAGATCAGTCAACTGTCGAGCGAGCTCAACAAGTGGCGTGAGCTCGAGGACGCCGCCAATGACCTACAGGGCGTCGAGATATGCACCCTGCTGACGAAGGAAGTAGAGACCGCTTGCGCCAAGTGGCCCATGTCAGAACGAGCGCGATCCGTTCGGTACTTCCGTTGTACCGCGTGTCAGATGCTGACTCTTCGGTACTACCCACCGACCTTTGCAGGTGAACGTCTCATCGACTCAGCCGTGAAATGCACTAACAAGGAATGCCGTGCCGTAATCGATGAGCAGATGTTCGCGCGGATGGCATTGCTTATCGAAGCCGAACAGAAAGAGAAGGATGAGCGGGTCCGAAGACTGGGTACAAGTTCACGAAGCTCCCGAAAGGTTCGACAGATCGAAGGAGACGATTTACCGGTGGGTGCGTGAAGGTCGGGTCAGGTCATGGAGGCCGCAGCGTGTCCTCTGGCTCAACGTTCCCGATCTAGAGCGCGCCGAACGAGAGACGGCGACACGCCAGAACTAGGACTTGACTTTGTAGTGACACAACTGGCAAACTCAGTTTAGAAGCTCGAGAACTATCGGTTCCCAGCTCAAGCACTCAGCCACCTTCGGGTGGCTGTTTTGCGTTAAGGCGTTCGTCCCACATCGCAGGCCAACACAATTCACGAGCCCACTACGGCCCGACAAGCTAAACGCAACTGCGATTCGATCCCGACGAACCCCTCCCCATCCGCCTGAACATCGGAGAAACCCGTTGTCTCTTGCTGCCCGGCTGGCAGAAAAACCCAAGCCCAAGTTCGAAGACTGGCTAGCAGAACTTCCCAAGGCTGACCGTGACGCCCTCGAAGTCGCGGCTCTGGACATCGCGTGGCCCACCCGTCAACTCATGGAAGCAATCGCTGCCGAGGGTTACCGCATCAGCCTGAACACCCTCATGGCGTGGAGACGTGGCCGTGGGTTCACTCGCTGACCGTCTCGAGATCCCGCCGATCACCGAGCCGGTGCATTCGAGGGACAGTCGCGACTGGGGCTTCACCGTCCTGCCCGCACCCCACGACCCGAACACCCAGGACATCAAAGCCACCTCCATGGTGGCGCTCGAGACTGAGGATGACTGGACCGAGTTCGTAACCGCGAACGGCGGGAAGGTCGCCGCCGGCTACAGGGTCCGCCTGGTCGAGATGCGTCACAACACGCACGGCTGGACACGCGCCGAAGAAGGTAAAAAAGCCACCACCCAGGGCACATGGTTCTACCGGTTCATGGTCGAACCTGTATCGATCAGCTCAGACCTTACCGAGCTCATCAAGTCGATAGGCAAACGCAAGCCAGCTCCAATGCTCCCGGCTGGTCCCGGTGTCTACAACTGGGTTGGCGGCGACCTACAACTAGGGAAAGCTGACGGTGACGGATCTCAAGGGATCGTGGACGCATTCACCCGCTCCATCGATGCAGCAGTGATCGACTTCAAACACCTACGCAAAACCCGGTCACTCGGCATCGCCCACCTCGGCTTCCTCGGTGACTGCGGCGAAGGTAACCAGTCACAAGGTGGCCGCAACATGTGGCGCACCGAACTGACCGTCACCGAGCAATACCGACTCTTCCGCCGCCTCATGCTGTACGCCGTCGATGCGTTCGCACCCCTCGCCGAAACAGTCGAGATCGATGTTGTCAACGGCAACCATGACGAAGCGCAACGCTTCCAAGCCACCCGCGAAGACGACGGACACGCAACCGAATCCGCAGTCGCCCTCTCCGATGCGCTCGAGCTCAACCCTGCCGCCTACGGACACGTCAAGGTCTACGTCCCCAACAAAGACGAAGCGACCATCACCCGCCCAGTAGGCGACTCGACAATGACCATGACCCACGGGCATAAATGGCGTCGAGGTAAGGCGATGGACTGGTGGGCCGGCCAATCACTCAACTGGCATGCACCAGGCGCATCCCAGTTCCTCCTCCACGGTCACGAGCACGAATTCAACGTGTACGGCAAACGTGAACGCACGGTCATGTGCTGCCCATCCTTCGAGGATGAGTCCACTTGGTGGAGACATCGCACGGGAGATGTTGGCAAGCGTGGCGCTCTGGTGTTCACCTCTGCGGCCGGCCAGTTCGCGGACCTACAGATCCTCTAACTAGGTGCGCTGCAATAACCAGATTCATAGAGTTACTGGCCCCGATTGCCTCCAATAGTCGGAAATCTGTACGGGAGATAGTTGGTTTCGACGGTCGTTAGGGCTTGCAAGAGCAACGACCGGAGCAGGGTCCGACTCCCTGATCTTCCACCCTTCCCAAGCCTCTCGCAGACGCTCAAATAGGGAAGCCCCAAGTCATTGGGTTGAAGGGGTAGGTAGCGCGCAACCGATCCAAATGGCGATAAGCAGGCTCAGCGTCAATACGACGGAGCCGAACATAGCGGGGCACGCACCAGGACCGACTGATCTCGGCACCGCCTCTGCCCGCACCCTTTCGACTGTCATAAAAGGTTCCAAACAGAAACCCTTTTGAAAGGTGACCTCATGTGGCAGGTACTCAGATGGCCTGCACTGACGGTCACCCTCTGTATCACAGTCGCCGCGTTATGGCCGGTCACTGGGCTGGTGTCACTATTGCCACTCCTCGTCTTCTGGTGGGTCCCCGTTCACCCGCAAATCCCGGTGAACCTCGACCTTGAACTGCAGTTCCTCCTCAATGACTGACAACGGCAAACGCGAAGACCTACTCCTCAAAACCCCACCGCAGAAGAAGTCCTCAACCCACTCGAGGAGCAACTACGCGCATGAGCGAAACCAGTTGGACAGCAACACCAGGCGCGATCGATGACGACGTAGCAGTGGTCGTTGCTGTAGCTGACGAGCAAGAACGCAAAGCATGGAAGTTCATCGACCACCTTGATGACAGGTCGAAGGACGTCATGCGCGAGTTCATGAAGAACGTCGTCTGATGGATGCTCTCACCCCTGCCGAAGCTGTAGCCGCACAAATACTCGACACCCTCACCCCTGTCGAGGTAGCAGCGATCACCGCACAAGCACGCATCCACGACGACATGCAGAACGCCGCAGCACTCATGCGTGAACGCATCGATAACGGGGATATGGAAGACGGGTAAGAGGTAGCGTGCGAGTTTGCAGCGTCCCCGGTTGCCCCACAATTCACGACGGCATCACCTCACGCTGCCCAACACATGAGACAGCAGCCAAGCGAGCCCACTGGTCACGCACCACCGCCTACAACACCAAAGGGCACCGCGCATTCAGAGCAGCCGTACTACGACGTGACCCCCTCTGCGTCATCGACTACCTCACACAATCAGAGATAGCCGACCACTACCCACGCTCACGAACACAACTCATCGAACTCGGGCTCAACCCCAACTCAGCCGAGTACGGCAGGGGCTTGTGTAAGAGGCACCATGACCAGGAGACCGCCCGACATCAGCCGGGCGGTTGGAATAGCCGTGACTGACAGTGCCATCCACTAAAATGGGGACAGAGAAGACTCCCGCGCAGCGTCAACTGCCGGGAGCATGACCGAAGTTGGAGCTTCGATATGACGAATCGTACATGCACAGTCGTTGACTGCCAGAAGCCACAAGCGGCAGGGCAGATGTGCGCAATGCACTATGCAAGATTTACCCGGCATGGTGATCCAACGATCACGGTTCGACTGAGACAAGTCGGCTCATGCAACATAGAGGGCTGTGACGAGCCCAAGGAATCCAAGGGCTGGTGCGAGAAGCACGCACGTCGCGCCCGACTCAATGGTGACCCGCTCATCGTTCTGCAAGGCAAGCCAGCATCAGGATCGCTGAACCACAACTGGGTTGGTGATCAGGTCAGCTACGAAGGCTGGCATCAGCGGGTGCGCAAGGCCAAGGGTGCCGCATCGCTACATGCCTGCGTTGATTGTGGTGACGCCGCAAGCGACTGGTCATATGACCATGCAAGCGATGACGAACGAACTTCGAACGACGGGCCTTACGCACTAGACCTAGATCACTACGTACCACGGTGCCGTCGTTGCCATATCACCTTTGACTTCGCGTACACAGGTCGTTCACGCAACTAGACGCCCTGTACGCCCATCTAAGGGCTTAGACCTCCCAGTCGACACATTCGTACACCCGTTCGATACACCGGGGGGACACCCCCAACACAAGGCTGATACGGACGCGCCGGGTACCTCTTTCGGTGGTGTGGAGGGTTCAAGACTTTCAAATCCCCCCTTTCGCTGAAAACGTTCGAACACATATCCGACGCCTCGTGACGAGGCCAGCGTGATGCTGAGGGAGTAGGTAGATCATGGGCTCAGGTGGTGCGCGTAATAGGTCCGGTCCGCAGGTAGATCCGTCTTCTGGTCGTTCGGATCGGCGCGGGTTCAAGCTCGATGCGCTGCCGTCCGAGGGCTACTCCGGTGTTGTCCCCGATTTTCCGCTTCCCGATTCGACAGAACGCGAGTTGGATATCTGGGCCGAGCTGTGGACTACTCCCCAAGCTTGTGCGTGGTCGGTGCAGTCGTGGCGTTGGCTGAACGTGGCTGACCTCGTACGGCTGCAGGTACGTGGTGAGGCACATGATGCGCCGGTCAACATTGCGACTATCGTTCGGCAGCTCCGGGCCGACTTAGGGCTTACGCCTGCCGGTCTGAAGGAAAACGGTTGGGCGATCGCTGCTGACGAGCTCGCGGCGAAGCGTGATGAGCCTGTCGTTCCCGCGCCGGTTCGCCGGTTGCGGGCTGCTGGTGACTGAGTTTCTTGTCGATTTTCCCACTCTTGGGGATCTCGGGGATGCGTGGATCACGCGTCATTGTCGTGTGCCGGATGGGTTCACTCGAGGTAAGCCGTTCGAGTTGGCTGATTGGCAGTTCTGGTGTCACGCGAACAGATATCGGGTTCGTGATGATGCACAGTTTGTGCCGCCTGAGAGGGTTGGTCCTGACGAGCCTCCGGTGATGAACCAGGCGTTCTTCTACCGGCAGACGATGATTGTCGCGCCGCAGAAGACGGGCAAGGGTCCGTTCTCGGCGTCTCAGGTTGCCTTTGAGGCGTGTGGACCGTCTGTGTTTGCGGGTTGGGCTGAAGGCGGCGAGGTTTACTCTTGCGCCGATGCAGGTTGTGAGTGTGGTTGGACGTACGCCTACCAGCCCGGCGATCCTATGGGTATGCGGCATCCATCGCCGCTGATTCAGATAACTGCGAACTCGGAAGAGCAGGCCGCGAATATCTACCGCCCTTTGACGGCGATGGTGAAGCTTGGTCCGCTGAAGAAGCTGCTGGCTGTGCGTGAGGGTTTCATTCGCATTCTTGGGTTGTCGGATCAGGATGACTTCGACCGAATCGACGTTGTAACGTCCTCTGCTCGCTCTCGACTCGGTAACCCGATTTCGGATGCTGAGCAGGATGAGGTTGGCACGTACCTCAAGTCGAACAAGATGATCGACACTGCTGATACTCAAGCTCGAGGTGCGGCGGGTATGGGTGGGCGCACCCACCTCACGACAAATGCCTGGAACCCGGCAGAGAACTCGTACGCGCAGCAGATTTTCGAAGCTGCCGAGGATGACGTTTTCATTTTTTATCGGAATCCTGACGACGCTCTGAAGGATGAGCACGGGAAGCGGTTGCAGTACTCGATCAAAGCCGATCGCCGCCGCATCCACGAGTACGCCTATGAAGGTTCATGGTGGGTGAACCTCGACTCGATCGAGGCTCTGGCTGCGAGTCTGATGAAACGCGACCCGGCACAAGCTGAACGGTTCTTCGGCAATCGTCTGGTGGCCGGCGCAGGGCAGTGGTCAACCGCTGAGGAATGGGATGTCAAGAAGGTCGCCCCAATCACTGTGAAGCCCCGCACTTCTGTGGCTTTGGGTATGGACCTGTCGAATAACAACGACTGGACCGGCATCCGGCTCGAGACGGCCGATCAGTACCAGTTCACTCCAACCTATGAGGTCGGTGGTGACCTTCGGCCTACGGTATGGAACCCAGCCAACTTCGGGGGGTTCATCCCTCGCGGCGAGGTCCGCGCCGCAGTCGACTATCTTGCCACCCGATTCCACATCGTGCGTGCGTACATCGACCCTGCGGGGTCGGCCATGGGCGCAGTCGATGAGACGGCTGTGGATGACGACTCATGGCGCAACGAGGTGGCGGAGTGGGCCGCAAAGTACGGCGAAAAGGTCTTTATGACATGGAACTGTTCGCGGGTAACTCAGATGCATGCCTCGCTCGAGCAATTCCGATCAGCGATCCGCAACCCAGAGTCGAAGTTCTCCCACGACGGAGATCCGGTCACCCGTACCCACATCACGAACGCGGTGATGATCGCAAAGACCGGCAACAGGTACGTGCTGGGGAAGCCGTATGGGGCTGACCATCAAAAGATAGACCAGGCCATGTCATCCGATTTGGCGCATGAAGCGACTATGGACGCGATCAAGGCCGGCGACTTCGAAGTTCCGACTGAATATACCTGGCTCCTGTAAACGAAAGAGGGCAGATGGAAACCCCCGATGCCCTCGCGCTGGTGAACAGCATCTACTCACGGCTCGCAGCTCGCCGGCCTGAGATCGACATGTTCGAGCAGTATTACGCCGGCCGGCAGCGTCTCACTTTCGCGTCGGATGAGTGGCTGAAGTCAAATGGTGCCCGGTACTCGGAGTTCTCTGACAACTGGTGCGCTTCAGTGACGAACGCGATCGGTGAACGCGAGAAGGTCATTGGGATCAAGTTGCGTGGCGAAGATCCTATGGTTCGCGATGCCGCTACTCAGAAGCGCGCCTCTGGGCTGTGGGATCACTGGCTGCGTAATCAGATGGATGCCCAGTCGTCGCAGGGATTCTTGACCACATTCAATGCGAAGCGGTCTTACGTGATGGTGTGGGGCGATGACGCCGAGGTGACGTGGGAACACCCCTCGAATGTCGAGATCGAGTATGACTGGATGAACCCGCGTAAGCGGAAAGCAGCCCTGAAGACATGGGTGGATGAGTCCAAAGAGTACGCGAACCTTTACACCCCCGATGAGTTGTTCAAGTTCGAGCGTCCCCGTAACACATCATCACTGCGGAACGCTCCTCAGTCGGTGCAGATGGAGAACCACGGCAACGGCGCTTGGGGTGCGTGGACTGCTCGTGAGGTCAAGGGTGAGCCTTGGCCTCTGCGCAACCCGATGGGTGTTGTCCCGATCGTTGAGGTGAAGAACCGTCCCATGCTTCGGGGGGAGCCTGTCTCGGAGATTGAGACGGTCATTCCGAAGCAGAACGCGGTGAACCTTCTGTGGGCGTATCTGTTCTTCGCTGCCGACTACGCGTCCATGCCGGCGAGGGTGCTGCTTGGTGCGAACCCGCCGATGCGTCGAGTGATGCATGCGGATGGTGTGACGTTCCATGAAGAACAGATCACCATGCAGGAGCTCAACGAGACTCGGTTCGCGGTGTTCTCGGGTGAGAACGCGAAGATCGGCCAGTGGGATGCCTCCAACCTTGAGGTGTTCACCGATGTCATCGACATCCTCGTCGGGCATATCTTCTCCCAGACCCGCACCCCACCGACCTACCTCATTTCGAAGGTCGGAATGTCGAATGTTGGCGGTGATGGTCTTGAGAAGTCCGAGCTGGGACTGATTCAGAAGGCGCTCGAGTTCCAGACGTTCGCGGACCCGGCTATTCAGGAGGTTTTCACTCTCATTGCTTTGGCGAAGGGTGAGAAGGTTCTGGCCGAGGAGACAAAGCTTTCCACGATCGTGTGGAAGAACCCGGCGATTCGTTCTGAAACTCAGTTGGCTGATGCGTACCTGAAGAAACGGCAGACAGGTTACCCGCTGCAGTGGATCATGGAGCAAGACGGCATCGATCCCTACGACATGGCGCGTATCGAAGAGATGTTGAAGGCAGAACGTGCCGAGGCATCGAACACTAATTCGGTAGTCGCTCCGACCCCACCTGTCGATTCTCCGAACGAGGACCAGGCCCAAATCGGGGGTTAAGTCGCTCAGGGAGGCGTACAGCGCCGCCTAGAGCCCTCTCTGTTCCTACCTACCGACCCATTTCGTACAAACATTCGAGCCTCACGGTGACGTGGGGCTTTTCGTTTGCCCAAATCTTCCCCGCTCCTACAGCGGTGGAACTGCCGTGTGATGCGGCGCTCATCCATCTCGAAGGAGTGATTTCTTCATGTCAGTACAAACCGATGCACCCGTGACGGATGCACCAACCGATCCCATCGTGACCGACCCGGCACCTGCCGATCCTCCGGTCGCTGACCCGCCCACCGATGACCCTGACGCTGGTGCCAAGTCTGCTCTCGTGAAAGAACGAGCTGCACGCAAGGACGCCGAGAAGAAGCTCGCTGCTGCCGAACAGGCGCTCGCGGCGAAGGACAAACCAGCCGAGGAAGTAGCTCTCGATGCCGCACGGCGTGAAGCCGCAGCGGAAGCCACAGAGAAGGCAAACCTGAAGATCCTACGCGCCAACCTGCTCGCAGTAGCAGCAACGCAACTGGTCGATCCCAAGGATGCACATCTCTACATCGATCTAACGGATTTCGAAGTGGACGAAGACGGGAACGCCGACACTGACGCGCTCAAGGTGGCGATCGCAGATCTGATCAAGAAGAAGCCACACCTCGCATCCGGCAACGCGCCGCGATTCGACGGTGCCGGCGATGGAGGAGCTGGTGCTCCCCCGAAGCCGAAGGAATCCCTTGACGATGCGATCGCGGCTGCAGTCTCATCCCGCAATTTCGCACTGGCCGCAACTCTGCGCACGCAGAAGGCCGCTGAAGCCAAGAAAGGCTAACCATGTCCGGCATCACTGGAATGGGCACCACGTTTAACCTGCCCAACTACCACGGCGATCTGATCGCCATCACCCCCTCCGACACCCCGCTTCTCTCTGCTGCGGGTGGCATCGGTGGCGGGAAGCAGTCTGATTCTGTTGCCTTCGAGTGGCAGACTGAGGACCTTCGCGCACCCGAGATCCGCGCGCGCCTCGAGGGTGCCGCAGCTCCGACTGCTGAGGAGCGTGTTCGCGGCAACGTGGAGAATGTTGCTCAGATCTTCCACGAGCGCGTCACCACGTCGTACACGAAGCAGGCAACGACTGGGCAGTACACCACGCCCTCATCCGCCCCGTATTACACGGCAAGCGGCGAGCCGAACCCTGTCGCGGATGAGCACGGCCACCAGGTGGCTCTTGCTCTGAAGACCATCGCCCGCGATGTGAACTACTCCTTCTGGCACGGCATCAAGGTCAAGCCGACAACCAACGGCACCGCACGGGCGACCGCTGGTCTGCTTTCCGTCGTTACCACCAACCGCATTGCGGTTGGTGAGGTGGTCGACGCCTCGGCTTCGACCGACACCATCACCGGCACGCACGCCTTCTCGGTCAACGACAAGGTTGTGTTCACGAAGGTGGGGGCATCTACTACGGTTCGTCCCGACACCGTGTACTACATCCAGTCGGTATCCACGACCGTTTCGTTCAAGGTCGCGGCTACTCTTGGTGGCTCGGCGATCACCGTGGGCACTGCAACTGTGTCGGTCATCGAAGCCGGAACCACCCTCACTGTCGATGGGATCGAAGGTCTCATGCAGACCGTCTTCGACAATGGCGGAATCTCGGAGCAGGAAACTGCGACTCTGTTCTGCTCGTCACGACAGAAGCGTGGCCTCACCGCCGCGTACGCTGCCGAGTACGGCAAGGCAGACCCGTACGCAGGCACCCGCAACGTGGGTGGCCTCAACCTGCAGACCATCGAGACGAACTTCGGTCTGCTGAACGTTGTGGTGGACCGGGCACTCGCCGCTGACACCATCGCGATTGTGTCGCTCGAGCAGGTTGATCCTGTCTTCATCGACATCCCCGGCAAGGGTGTGCTGTTTGAGGAGGAGCTGGCGAAGGTCGGTTCTTCGATCGACTCGCAGATTTACGGCGAGATCGGTCTGAAGTACGGCAACGTGCTCGCTCACGGCGTGTATCGCGGACTCGCGGTCTAACCCCCTCATGGATGCATTCGCCACCGCCGCGCAACTCGCTACCGCGATGCAGCGCACCTTCACGACTGAAGAGCAAACGTGGGTTACCTCACTGCTCGAACAGGCGGCGGGGATCATGCGTGGCGTGATGCATTCACAGGTTTACCCGTCCTCCCAATCGACGTACCGTGCGTACCCGGTTGGGAGGCGGGTGGCCCTGCCCCAAGGTTTCATCCAGTCCATTGATGCTGTTGAGCTCGCCGGCGTGACGTTGGTAGAAGACACCGACTACACCCGATTCGAGGACACGATCATTCTGGGCTGCAACGACCCAGTGGATATCACCGTCACCAGCGGACTTGATACCGCTCCCGATGATCTGGTGGGCATCAATTGTGCTCTCGTTTCGGGGCCGATTATGACGGTTGAAGCCGGGATCGGGCTCAACGCTGGCGGGTTGAGTTCCGTCGCCCTTGATGACTTCAAAGCGGCATGGGCTGACGGCGGTGCCGAGTCAGGGATGAACCCGACGCCGTTCACGATCGCGTATCTGCAATCCGCCTACGGAACGACCGGCTGGGTAGTGAACACGAAATGACTCTCGCCGCTGGTGTGACGTTGATGGGTCGCCGTACTGCTGAGGCGTTGATGGATTCCACCTGTGTGATCACTCGCGCTGGGTCCCCGACTGTTGACCCTGCTACGGGAGCCGAAACTCCATCGTTGACCACCATCTACACGGGCAAGTGCCGTCTGCGGATGTCTGATGCTCGGTCGGATGAGGTTGCGGCGGCGGGGCAGTCGATCGAGGTCCAGTCGCCGATTCTGTCTCTCCCTGTTACTGCTACAGGGTCGGCTGCTGTGCGAACAGATGATGTGGCGACGATCACGACCCCGTTGGACTCGAACACGGTTGTGGCCCGTATTGCAGGGTTTCATACGCAGACTCATTCGACGGCGCGAAGGTTTCCGGTGGAGGTGCAATCCGCATGACCGCCAACCTAATCTGGTCAGTCGCCCTCGCAGTGGTCGGCATCCTCGGCATCTACCTCGCCGGGAGGAAGAGCCTCTGGGGCTGGGCTGTCGGCTTCGGGGCGCAGGTTCTATGGCTCGTCTTTGGAATTGTCACAGGTCAGTACGGTTTCATTTTTTCTTCCGTTGCGTATGGCATCGTCTACGGACGCAACTGGTTCCGCTGGCGGGTCGAGGCACGAAACGAGGTTGATTCGTGACGGACTTCATCGACATAGATTTCTCTGATATCAACCAGCTTGCGGCGGATCTCGGGAAGGTACCCGATAACGCGGGCCGGAAGATCCGGCAGGCGGTGGAGATCACTGCCCGGAATGTGAAGAAGACCTGGGCTGACAAGCTCAAGGGTGAACCGGGTCTCCCCCATGGTTCACGGAGCATCACCTATGACCTGTCCTCAACTCAAGCGTTCGGTGTATCGGTTTTGAAGGCCGAGATCGGTGCTGAGCGTGGTCGCATGCAGGCCCCCATTGTTGTGGTCAACGAGTTCGGGGCACCCGGTAACAACAGTGCCCCTCGCGGGTATGGTGCTGGTGCTCTTATCGAGAACGCCCCTGACCTTGAGGAAGGTCTGCTGATTGCTACCGCTGAGGCGGAACGTCAGGCAGGGATCGATTCATCGTTCACAGGTTCCCTCGGGGCTGTGCTGAGGGGTAGTTACTGATGACTGCGGCTGACACTGCGGCGGTGAAGACTTTGGTCGAGTCTGCTGGTGCTCTTTCGGGTCACACGTTCGTCACTCTGGTGCCGGCTGGCACGCAGACTCTCCCCTATTGCATCATCCACCCGTCTGAGGGTGTTGACGACACTGACCGGGTGACAGGGCCGAAGGTCACCACTCACCCGGAGTACACCCTGCACATTGTTGGGGCGTCCGCAACATCGGTGCAGACCGTCGTTGGTCTCGTGAAGGCGAAGTTCGTCACTGCTGGCCGTGGGGTCACCGTGACCGTGACAGGTCGCCGGAACAGGCCCGTGTATTGGCGTTCTCCGATGCCGTTGCAAACCGACCGTGATGTTACCCCCTGGCTTGTATATGCGGTGGTCGAGCTCGGTTGGACTAGCGACCCGGCTTAGAGCCTTCTCGCGCACGACTGCCCTTGAAAGGGGTTCATCACCATGCCTGAAAACGAGATCGAACTTGAGGACCGGAAGACCCACAAGAAGGTCACCGTCCCCCTCTCCCACTACCGCCGATGGAAGACATCTCTCGACGTGAGTTTCCGCCCCGTGGCGGAAAAGAAGACCACCGCCCCGGTGGCCGCTACCCCAGCCCCCGAGGGCGAAGAAACCAAGGAGAACTAACGTGACACAGGAAGCTACGCCTCTCAGCGTCAACTCTGATGACAACCTTCGAATCATCGCGGTTGCAGCCGCTGATGACGCCAAGTCTGCCGCCGATCTGGCGGCGGGTGATGACCTGACATACAGCCTCATCACCTTTAACCGCACGATCGCGGAAGCGACAGTCAACGACCCGCGTCTGACCCTCTCTCAGAACCTTTCTCGTCCGGGGAAGACTACCGAGACGATCGAGGTCACTGGTGTCTTCGGTGACGCGGGCGATGTGGCTTATGACGTGTGTGCGCCGGGAACTGTGCTGAATGTGGCTGTCCGCTACTCACTCCCGAACGCGACTGAGCCGGCCGCAGCTCAGATCGCTGACATTCTCCACATCAAGTGTGGTGCGCGACGTAAGAACGCGCCAGTGGAGAACGGTGTGCAGACGTACACGCAAGCGTGGTATCCGATCCTCCCGACTGAGGAAGACGCAGCTATCGCCGCGTAGCAAGTTCCTGCCGCACCGTTTCCACCGGACGGTGCGGCAGGGTCCTCCCCTCGGTGGAAACGGTGGAAGGAAAACGATGACTGAACTATCTTTCGAGGAACAGCTCGATCAGGACATGCAAGCACAGTCCGAGCTCGAGCCCGACTATTCCATCTGTCAAATCGTGGTCAATGGGAAGTTACGTCGGCTGAAGTTCACGCAGATGGATGGTCTCGCGTGGGCTGATGTCTGTGACAGGAACCCGCCCAGGTTGACCAGTGAAGCGACTAAAGCGGGTGAGGTGCCGAAGGTTCTGGATGTTGACCGCGTATACGGGTACAACGTCCTCGGGGCTTCGATCCTCGCCGCTACAACGTCAGGGCTTATGCAGTCCGGTGAGGACTGGGTGCCGCTCTCTGCTGACCGGTGGAAGAAACTGATTCGCGGTCTTGCGGGGGCTCAACTGCGGGCCATAGCGGATGCGATATTTCAGCTTAATCAGTGGGCTCCCGCGTTGGCGGTGACGGAGGCAAAAAAAGCCTTCGAGGTCGAGTCCGCGATGAAGTCGTTCTCGCCCGCTCTCTCGGAATCCCCCGCTCCCGACTCGTCGCAGAGTGGCCCCGCCGCGACATAGACATGATGCTCGCCCTCCAACAAGTTGAGGAGGAGACGGGGCCGTTGGGGATCTCCCGCGTCGATGCGACCAACCCTGCAAATCAGCACAGGTTTGTTGCCCGTGGCCCTGTCGTGGACTGGGCTGAGCAAGCTCTCTCCAGGGCGAAAGACGCCTACTACAAGAGGTACGACACCGACCCGAAGAACCCGATCGACAGATCAGGGCATCTCTGGTCAGTGCAGTTGAAAAACCAATAAATACAAAGACAGGCGGTGGTTCTCATTCCCGAGCGCACCGTCAAAGTGAATCTGATTGCTCAGGTCAACGGCTACATCGCTGGCATGGAACAGGCTGCGGCACGTACCAGAACGTTGGGTACCGAGGCTGAGAAGTTAGCGGCGAAACGTCAGGCTATTCAGCAGCTCGGAACCGGGTTGCTAGCGTTCGGGGCTTTGGCTGCTGCTGCTGTTGGTATCGCGGTAAAGAAGTTCGCGGACTTCGACGCGCAGATGTCGAACACGCAGGCTGCGACTCAGGCGTCTGCTGAAGATCTGATTTTGCTTCGTGATGCCGCTCTGGATGCTGGTGGCGCAACGGTGTTTACCGCGACTGAGGCTGCTCAGGCTCTCGAGGAGTTGGGGAAAGCTTCTCTGGGGACGAAGAACAGTATCGATGCTCTCGGTGGGACTTTGGCGCTCGCGGCTTCTGGGCAGATTGAGGTTGCTCGAGCTGCGGAGGTCATGGCGACTACTCTGAAGCAGTTCGGGCTGGATGGCACACAGGCTGGACATGTCGCGGATGTGTTGTCGGCTGGCGCTGGTAAGGCTCTCGGTTCTGTTGAGGACTTGGCGCAGGGTCTCAAGTTTGTTGGTCCTGTGGCTGCGTCGATGGGTGTCTCTCTTGAGGAGACCACGGGTGCGCTGGCGTTGTTCGCTGATCAGGGCATCATTGGGGAGCAGGCTGGTACTTCTCTCCGTGGTGTGCTGTCGTCGCTGACTTCGCCGTCTTCTGAGGCGGGTAAAGAGATTGAGCGTCTGGGCATCAAGTTGTACGACACTGGTGGTCGTTTTCTTGGGGTGGAGAACACTGCGGGGCAGCTCGATAAGGCGTTCGGTGGTTTGACTGATCAGCAGCGTGACCTGTCGTTGGGTCTGATTTTCGGCAACCAACAGGTGACCGCAGCTCGGGTGTTGTTCCAGGGTGGCGCGAAGGATGTTGCGAAGTACACCGCTGAGGTGAACGACACTGGTTATGCGGCGAGGATCGCGGCGCAGCGGATGGACAACCTCAAGGGTGATGTTGAGAAGTTGGGTGGCGCGTTCGACACTGCTTTGATCAAGTCGGGGTCGGGGGCGAACGATGTTCTGCGAATTCTTGTGCAGTCGGTCACTGGTCTGGTGGATCTGATTGGTGGGCTCCCGACACCGGTGCTTGGTGCCGGTTTGGCGATCGGCGGATTGACTGCTGCAGTCGCGTTGGCTGGCGGAGGGTTCCTCGTTCTTGCGCCGAAAATCGCTGCGGCGAAAACTGCGCTTGGAACTCTTGGGATCACTGCAAAGTCTGCGGCGATCGGTATCGGAACGACTGCGGGGGCACTCACGGCTGCGACGCTAGTCATCGGCTATTTTGTTCAGAAGCAGGCTGAGGCGACAGCTAACACGGCAGAGTTCAAGGACTCGCTTGACCAACTCACGGGGGCGACCACGGAGTACACCCGTGAGTTGGTGGCTAAGAAACTTGCGGAAGCCGGCGCGTTCGATGTCGCTGAGCAGGCAGGTATCTCGCAACGAGAGCTGACAGACGCTGTGCTCGAGGGCGGGGATGCTCTCATTGAGGCGAATGTGAAGATGTCAGCAGTTGCTACGAACAATCCACTGACCTATTTCCTGCCGTTCCTTGGTCTGAGTGCGAAGAATGCTGCTACTGATGTGAGCCGTCTCGGTGACTCGGTTGTTCAGGCCGGCGACAACTTGGACGACGAGAAGGCTGCGGCGAAGGGTTCTGCTGAGTCGACTCAGGATGCAGCCGCTGCGTACCAGTCTGCTGCGTCGAAAGCGGAGGGTCTGAACAGCAACCTGAATTCTCTGATTGACACGATCAACAAGGCGAATGGTGTCGGTCAAGATGCCGTCTCAACAAACGCCGCCTACCAGCGGGCGCTCGCAGATGTGCGCGAGAAGGTTGGCAGTCTAGAGGGCGGACTGGACGAGTCCACCGAGGCCGGATCAGCTAACTCTGACATGCTTGCAGACCTGGCCAAGAAGTCGCAGGATGCTGCGAAAGCTCAATTGGAGCTCGACGGCAATTCGGATGCCTATTATGCGACGGTCGCAGCCGGCAGGCAGGCGTTGTACGACAATGCTTTGGCGATCAGCGGAAATGCAGATGCGGCGCAAGCATTGACCGACAAGGTGTACGGGATCCCAACTACACGAGAGGTGCAGTTGACGGTCGAAGCGTCACAAGCGAAACGTGAACTTGATGGGGTGCAAGCCTCACTCGATAAGTTCAGGAACTCGGGTGTCACCTTGAGCGCCTATGTGAACCGGCTCCCGAACGAGAACGGCAACCTATATGGGGGTGGACGTCCTCAAGCGTTCGCTGATGGTGGTTTCCCAACGGGGATCTACGCGGGCCGTCAGGGTGGAATTCACAAGTTCGCGGAAGAGAACGTGGGCTGGGAAGCGTACATCTCTGGGAAGCCTGGGCAGGGTGACCGGAACCGGGCTATCTGGGCTGAAGCCGGCCAACGTCTTGGAGTCTCCCCGACTCAGACCAGCGCCACGCGGAATCAGAAGATCGACCTGAACGTCTCTGGTGTTGACCCAGAAGTTGCGGCTGAGCGTGTCTATCAGAGGCTGAAAGCCGGATTGGCGAACCTGTGAGCACTCCAATCGTTGCCACCATCGGAGCGCTTTCGTTCGCCGTCGATGACAGCTCAGATCACACCCTGGCGACGATGGAGGGATGGTATTCGGGAGCGCCCAAGCGGGTCGAAGTGGAGAACAACCCGAACTCAGATGGGGCCTCTGACGTTGACCAGGATTTTAGGGCTGCTCGAGTGATCACCCTCAATGGTTTGCTGTCAGCCGCGTCCACCGATGAAGCAATCCCGGTGTGGGATGCGTTCGCGGCCCTGCAGCCAAGCGGAATCCCATCCACGTTCAGTGTGACCGACGCGATGGGAACACGGAGCTGCACCGTTTCAGTTGCAGTCAATGACATCGACCCAGGCATTGATGGGGATGCCGCCTATGTGCTCCAACTAGTGGCACGAGATCCAGTCAAGTACGGTGCGGAAACAACTTTGGCCACGGGTCTTCCGACTGCGGGGGGTGGGCTCGAGTACAACCTGTTCTCTGGTGGGTCCGGTGGCGCTCTCTACTACGGGGCGAATGGAACGCTGGGTCGTGTGTCGTTGGCGAACTCGGGTACGGCAACGGTCTGGCCGTCCGTGACCGTTACAGGCGAGCTGACTACTGGGTTCTACGTGCAGAAGCTGACGACGGGTGAGGTTGTCCGTTATGACCGTGTTGTCCCTGCCGGTTCAACGGTGGAGATCAATTTTCGGACTGGCGAAGTCCTCATAGACAGCCTGTCGGATGGGTCCACCTATCTGACCCGTTACGAGTTTTTCAGCATTTTGCCTGGTGAGACCTTCGATGTGCAGCTCAATGCGATCGGTGGATCATCCGGCACCCCAACAGCTACTTGGACTATTGCGAATGGGTACTGGTAGTGGTTACGTACATCATTGGGGATCTGCTCACTGGTCGTCGTATTCAAACCCTCCCGGCCCTATCGGGCTCATGGTCTGAGGGCATCAACGATGCCGGTGAAGTGTCATGCACTGTCTCGCTCAGAAACCGGGTGGTGAAGCGTCTTGGGCTGAGCCAGTCGGCGTTGACGGGTAAAGCGTTTTTGGCGGCAGTTGAGGGCGATACGGTTCTTCAGGCTGGACCGATTTGGGATCACGACTATGACGGTGATGGTCGACGTCTGACGTTGCGCGGTGCTGGGCTGTTGTCGTATTTCGATCACCGTACGGTCTTGCCGGTGCTTGTGGGTCGCCTCCCTTCTGACCCGACCACGGATACCCGGTATATGCCGCAGGATCTTTCCCCTGATTCGTCTTATCCGTGGCCGACTGACACTCGCCGATCCTTGCAGGGAATCATGGTCGGCTTGTTCGCGCAGGCGCTTTCCTGGCCTTCGGGCAATGTCCCGCTTACTCTTCCGTCTGTGATCGCTGGTACCTCGGAGCGTCCGTACCGTGGGTCTGATGTTGCGCCTGTGGGTGAGCGTGTTCGAGAGCTCACCCAGGTGATCAACGGGCCAGAAGTGCGCCTAACCGCCCAGTGGACGACTGACCATCTCGGCATCCAATGGGTTGCTGAGATCGGTACACCCACCCAACCGTTGATATTCTCCCCGCAACGCCCTGTCTTCTACATCGGCGTCGACAAGTCTTCAGTGACTCGACTGCGCGTTACCACGAACGGGACCAAGTTAGCCTCGCAGGCATTCGCCTCGGGTGGCCGATCGGTCGATAAAGCGTTGGTATCCGTGTCTACCGATTCGACGTTGACCGCTGCTGGTTACCCCCTCCTTGAGGTGGTCGATTCGGCGCACTCCACCGTCGAGGAACTGGGTACGTTGCAGGAGTACTCCGATGAGGCGGTCATGCGCGGGCGGAAGCCATACCAGACGTGGACGTTCACCCACAACGTATCCACTCAACCGTTTCTCACCTCGTTCCGTGCTGGTGACTTTGCTGAGGTTCGTGTGACCGATGACCCGTACCTGGAAGCTGGACCTCACATCATGCGGATACTGGGCCGGTCTGGTGATGTTCGATCCAAAACTGTTGATCTGACGTTCGCCCCGGAGGTTTGACATGGGTTACCCCTCCCCGCCGGGTGACGAGATCAAACAACTGTTCGAGTTGATCCGCAGAATTGTTGCTCGCCTTTCTGAACTTGAGCGACCTACAGGATCGCAGACGGCGGAGGCACTTGCGACACTGACCGATCTGGTGAACGGCCTACTGGAGCAGGCGGATGTCAATGCGACGGGGAGTGTCACCGCTGGGACTTCCGTTTCCGCTGGGACTTCCGTTTCCGCTGGGACTTCCGTTTCCGCTGGGACGACAGTCACAGCAGGCGGGACCATTTCAACACCGGGCACCGTCGTAGGGACAACTGGGATTACCTCGACTGGTGCGTACGGGTTCGACATCACCTACACCCGCCGTGGCGCGTGGTGGGGAAATGATGGACGGGCTGGGTATGCCTCCTCAAGTCTCAACAAGAAGAGTCTTCGCCCAGATGTTGATGGCCCTGACATTCAGACGCTCCTCAATGCCAAGCGAATTTCCACTCATTTCAACTACAAGGCAGAGATCGACAAGCGGGACAATCCCGAGAACCCGGATTACGACCCGCATTACAAGGTCGCGGTCGAGTGGGGGTCGATTGCTGAGTGGTTTCACGAGCTCGGTCTGTGGCAGTTCGTCGTCTACGAAGATCACGAAAAGCCAATAGCACTTCACTACGAAATGATGGGTCTTCTTGGTGTGGAAGCCGCGCGCACGGTTTGGGCTGCGTTTCAGGTCCACAAGCAGAAGACCGACGATCGGCTGACTGCAATTGAGCGGGCTTTAGGGCTTTAGGGCTTGTACCAAGCTACGCACTGGTTCGCGTCGTTGTACTCGACGCACGGCTGACCGTTGTGGGTCGTCTGGCAGTTCGTCTCATTTCCTGCACCGTCAACCTGACCGGCTTTCGTTCCGGCTGGACACTTCACCGGCCCAACCGGAACCGGCGGTGAAGATACAGGGGCGACCTCATCCGATACGACCTCAGGCGCGACAGGAATTGGTGTTGAAGCCACTTCGCCCTGCTCGACTGAGATCCGGGGCGTCTCGCTGGCCTGAGGTGTGGGAACACCTAGCAGCCCGATGGTCGCGGCGACACTGATCGCGACTGCAACAGCAGCGCTACCGCCGATGATCCCCCACGTTCGTTTCTTTGCCATATGGCAGACATTAATGCCTCCCACCGATTTCCGCCATAGCACGCCCACTACTGGGGCGCAACCGAAAGGCCCCACATGACCGCAGTAAAGGGACTCGGAACCTACGGCAACGCTGTAGGGGTAGTCACACCACTGGACCACAAGATGGCTGACGCTGGTCTGATCTCAAAGACCGCGCTCAATGCGGTGCGACCCGGATTGTTCTGGGGAGGAACCGCAACTATCGTCTCTGGCACTGCCGGGATGGCCTACTCAGTCGCGGCTTACAACTGCGTCACCACTAGGGGAGCATCAGCCGGCGTAGTGCTGGGCGGGAACGATGGCACCTTGTCAGTTGCGACCACCGCAGCTCCTGGGTCTAACTCGCGCATCGACATCATCTACCACTGGCACCGTGAATACTCCCTCGATGGTGTGGACTCCAACCCAGTCATTGGTGTTGTGCAGGGAACGGCTGCGGCTGTCCCTGTTGCCCCGTCGTTGGGTGCGTTTCCTGGCGCAATCGAGTTGGCTCGCGCGACAGTAGGGGCAGGTATCACCGCGACTAGCTCTGCAACGATTACTCAAACTGCTCCCTTCACGGCCCTTGCCGGGGGGATTATCCCTTTCAGAAACACAACTGAAAGGGACGCAGGAACCTATCTTGAGTCTCAGTTGGGTTGGCTGCTCGATTCAGACTTGTCGATCCAGTTCAACGGCACTAGTTGGTCAGCATCCAACTCGGGAAGTCTTCTGATGAAACCTACATCGACTGCGGTTGGCTCAGGAACAGCGACTATCAATGATGCCGGCAAGGTTACATTCACCACTGCTGGGACGTCGTTGAGTTTGAACGGATGCTTTACAGCAGGATTTGACAAGTATCGGGTTGTCATTGAGATCACTGCCTCGAGTGCAGCGAACCAGATCAGTTTGTGGTTGCGGGCTTCGGGTACAGATGCATCTACGAACTACTACAGCATGGCTGGGTATATTGCGCCGGCATCAACTATTGGAGCTGCGACTGTCGTTACTGCCAGCTCATCATTTGGTGCTGTGACTATCACACCGGCTGTCATCCATACGATCACTTTGAGTCTCAGTAATGTGGCGGCGGCTGCCACGACTGTGCTGTTCGTGGACACTGTTGATGCCCCGACTGGGACCGTTCCAACTCGTGGTTTTTATGCGGCGCAGAACACCAACGGGACCTCTTATGACGGGTTCACGATCAAACCGAATACGGGGACTATCACTGGTCGTGTGACCGTTTATGGCGAATACAACGGATAGCGGATGACCGACAATTCACTCCCAGCGAGCTGGGTTCAACTCTCGGTTCGAACCTCGGCGCGAGGGCCGTTCTTAGACCCTGACGGCCGCTTGTACTGCACAACTAACTCGGCGGCTGCATTTGAGGCGCTCAACCGCGAGTTCATCGCCCACTTCGGGTATGCCCTCCCGGTGATAGAAGCGGGGCGCACCCGGAACCGGCAGAACTATCTGTACCAGGGCTATATCAACCACCTGCCCGGGTTCAACCTCGCCGCCCCACCCGGACACTCTGTGCATGAGTTCGGGAACGCCTGGGACTTCGGCGGCAAATGCGCCACCCACGGTACTGCGGAGCATAACTGGCTCGTGGCGACTGGTCCACGGTTCGGGATCATCTGGACCGGCAAGAACTTCAGCGTGGTCGAAGCCTGGCACTTCGAACAAAACGGTCTGATCGTCGCTGGCCACGGCACCCCGATCATCGAAAAGAAAGCAGACCCTGACATGCCCGATTACTACCACGCAAACGGCGGCTCCGACGATGGCCTTATCGTCAACGGTTGGGTGTACAAGCAGGTAGGTGATGGTCCTCTCTTGGGGATCTCGAACCTGGAATATGAGCACGTCGTTGTGACGCAGCAGCGTCCGGTGTGCGACACCCTCAGCGGCAACGACATTCGCATCATCGCCATGCTGTACGGGTTCGCCGAGTACCTGCCGATCCCCAAGGGCTTCACCGACATTCATGACGGCACGAAGCTCACCGGGCGGGGACCACTCACTGGGCGGATCATCCGCGATGTGACAACCGATCCGCAGTACCCCACAGTAACCGTCGCTAAATAACCTCCTAGACCGTAGGAGGTCACCATGGCTGAAGAAGAACCTGCCACTCGTATCACCCTCCGCGACGTGTACAAAGTCGCACTCGAAACCCGTGATGCAGTCAACCCTCTCCCCGACCGGGTATCCGACCATGAGATCCGCATCCGTGCGATCGAACGGTACCTGTGGATCTGGATTGGTGCTGCCGGGGTTGTGGGTGCTGGCGGGTCGCAACTGATCGCAACTCTTCTCAACACCACAACCTAACGAAAGGCACCCCCATGAACATCAGCCCGAAAGTGATCGCCCCCGCGATCTTCAACATCATCCTCATTGGAGTAGTCGCCGCTATTGCTGGCATCACTCCCGACCTGCTCACCTTCCTCGGCCCGTGGGCGGGTGTCGCCTACCTTGGCATCGCTGCGATCGGCACAGCCCTCGCCGGGTACATCAAACGCGACCCAGCTCGAGACCTCACCTACGCAGACACGTTCAACGATGGTGCCGGCGAACTCCCGGTGCAGGGCGAGTGAGCGGCGACCCGTACTACGTGCCCGAAGACCCAGCCGAGCTCGTAGCCTGCGAATCCTGCCAGTGACCGTCTAACACGACTAGACAGAACAAGCCCCGCCCCTGATCCTCACAACGGATCTCGGGCGGGGCTATTCGTCGTTAGGCAGTGAGGCGACGATCTCGATACGCTACGCGCATGAACCGAATCAGTATCGTGGGGATCACGTTAGGTGTACTACTGCTTACCGGATGTGCCCCGCAAGCAGCGTCGTTAGCCGAGATGGGCTGTCGGTCAATTGATGAATACCTACCAGAATTCGATTCTGCGGAGGCTGGTGACATGAGCGCCGCCGAACTGCAGTCACTCAACGATCGGGTGGTTGAAGAGTTACGGCTGGGATATTTCGATGATGAGACTCTCGGATGGTTCCGACTGCTCGCGGACCCTTTGGGGGATGCCCTCGGGGAGAGCTTCACTCCCGTAGATGACTACGCCTCGTGGCGTGGTCATGCCATTAGCTACTGTCAGGGCGATGTTGGCTGGGTCATGAATAACGCATGATCCCTATATCCCCTCGCTTTTTGATGGTCGGCTACACTCGCGGCTACACTGAGCAACGGGTAAGGCGACCACTTCCCTGTGTTTACTTGTACCCCCGGTCAGGTTCGAACTGACACTGGGACGATTTTAAGTCGTCCTACCGGTGTCGGTAATGGCTTGCATTCTGGCGTTTCTGGCATATAAGGTGTCCATACGGGCACACACGGGCTCGTGCCGAAACGTAGCAATGGCTACACCATCGGCTACACCTCCTTGGCCGGAAGAAGACACCGTGCAGTTCAAGCACATTTACCACAGAAGACCCCGCCATACCGGCGTGATCAATCAAGCAGTTTGGTCAGCCCATTCCAGATGAGGTGAGGGAGCAACGGCGCTCCCACCCTCGTCCAAACAACAAGGAGACAACATGCGCGGCAAGGGTGAAGGTGGCATCTACCGAGTACCCAAGGATAGGAAGCAGCCCCTCAAATACTGGGTGGGAACCATCGAACTACCGTCACACGATGGAGACCGCAGGAAGATCACCCGACGTCGTAAAGACAAGGTTGCCCTGATCGCCGAGATGGAATCCCTGCGCTCTGAACTGAAGAAACGCGGCGACCTTCCCACCAAGGGGCAGACGGTCGACCAGTGGTTCTCCTACTGGTTCGAACAGATCGCGAGTAAAGAGGTACGGCCCAACACTCTCCGGGGTTACAAGTCCGTCGTGTTTCAGCACATCATCCCCGAGATCGGGAAGGTGAAGCTCGAGAAGCTGACCGCCGCCCACATCCGCCGAGTCCACGACCGGATCACCGATTCTGGGCTGTCATCCACGTACGCACTCCTGGCCCACCGGGCCATGTCCGTGTCACTCAAGGTCGCCGTCAGGGAAGGGCGTATCGGTCGTAACCCTGCCGAGCTCACCAATGCCCCCAGGAAGTCGTCAGCGCCCCGTGAAGCCCTCAACCTGGACGAAGCGTTGGCGTTGCTCGAACACGTAACCAAGGACCCAGAGATGGGCGCACGGTGGGCCACCGCGATCCTCACAGGTGCGCGCCAGGGCGAAACGATCGGAATCGAACAGGACCGGGTATCGGATGTCATCGACCTGTCCTGGCAGATCCAGCGACTCCCCCTCACCGAGACGATCGGTGTACCCAAGGTACCCGCTGACTTCGAGTACCGTCACCTCTCCGGTGGCCTGTACCTGACCCGCCCGAAGTCCTCGAAAGGTTGGCGAATCATCCCGCTCATCGACCCCCTGAAAACGATCCTTGAGCGACACATAGCTGCAGCGGAACCCAACCGTTGGGGACTCCTGTTCACCTCGAATGGGAAGCCGCTGGACCCCGCAAAGGACTGGGAGAACTGGCGCACACTTCTAGCCGAACTAGGCATCCAGAAGAACGTCACCATCCACGACTTACGCCACACGGCTGTTGACCTTCTCTATCTGGCCGGCGTACCCGAAGACCTCATCTCCGAGATCGTCGGTCACTCCACTCGCACCATGACCAGGGCCTACAAAACCCGCAGCAATAACGTTCGACTGCTCGGAGCGATGGAGCAATTCTCGACCCTGTTCACTCTGCCAGCCGGTGAACGTTCAGATACACCCGCAGCAATCGAACAGTGACCCCCAGCTCAAGCGACAGACGGGCAGGGTCTGGGGTCCACCGCATCAAGTCCACAAGCTCGTCATAGTCGATCAGATTCTCTGCCGCGTATCGGTCCGCCTGTACCTCATGCTTCGGACGGTCGTCCCTGTGTCCGAGATCTGCGTGCCCGATACCGTGGGCTAATGCAGTGCGCTGGTGAACGTGCCGCAGGCCGTCTCGTAGCACAATCGTTTTGTGATCGGGTAGCCACAGCTCATTCGCTGTTCGGATTGGTCGGACGATGACTTGGATGCCGAGTGCGTGTGCGTGGTCGAAAGGATCGTAGTCACGACCACTAGGGAAGGTCGGGCTCGTCTTCCCGTTCTTCGGGGTTGTCCTCTGCGGCGGCATCTAGTTCCTGAATCTGCTCGGTCGTCATTGACTGGGCCTCGTTCTGCTTACGTTTCGTGGCGATCTCGTCAGGTGTATCGGTCGCCTCCGACATCAGTCGTTCAATTCCGCCGTAGTTGGCGATCGCGCGATCAAGAATCTCGCTAGGCCTCACGCCTAACACTTCCCCGATCTTGACCAATTCGCTGACCAACAGTGGGGCCTCTCCACGAATACGACGCCCGAAGGTCTGGGCGGTGATCCCGGTCGCCTCCACCATCTCTTCCTGTGTGCGGCCTTGAACCGTCATCACAGCATTGATCGCAGCGCCGAGATGTTGGGCAAAGGTAACTGGCTTGATTTTCTTGGGCACCACATCACTTTAGCGACTGAATCCCCCAAAAATGCGAGATATGGGTCCAGATGTGCTTGTGTTGCCCACATTCGGCGTGTTATATTTCATATGTGTCAGATAGAAGATCACCAGAACGCGAATCCGCTAGCGCCCTAGCTGCGGAGATCGCCCACAACAAGGCCGTCAGCCTTCCGAGTTCAAACCTGCATGAGCGTCTCACCCACGCGGATTGCAGCGTCGAGGAGCTTGTGAGGGCTGGCGGCCTTTTGGGTTTGACCACGACCGAATTGGTGGACCCCTAATGCCAGAACAGATCGTTCTCGACAAGCTTGCCTACTCAATCCCGAACTTCGCGAAGGCTGTGGACCTCTCTGTAGAGGGAGTCAGGCAACACATCCGCGACGGGAACCTTGTGCCTTCGTACTCGAAGTCGAAGCCGCTGATCATGCGCGAGGAAGGCGAGAGATGGCTCCGGTCGCTCCCGTCTGAGCGTCCTGGGGGTGGATCGTGAGTGGGTCACTCCCGAAGGACAGCCGTCTCCGCTTCACCGTCACTGGTTACGAACACGGCCCCAATACCTGGTGTGACGAGGAAGGCGACCACACCTACGTCTTCCCCCCGACCCGTCGTGACCCAGACAGTCTCGCCGCGTTTGATCGTCCCGCTGATCGTGTCGGACAGTCCAACCCTGTCTGTGTCGTCCACACCTCGGATGAGCGTCGCCCCGTTGTAGATGAGATCCCATTTCGCCATACGGACACCGTAGCGGCGTCCCCCTGATCTGGGTGGGGAGTTCGCCCGAAGCCCTCCCCACCCAGATCAG